ATTGGCGTTTCAGGTGGTCGAGAGGCAGCAACAGCTTTCCGTCGCGGTGACACGAATTCAGCGGGGATTCATGGCACGCGAAAGTACCCTTGAAGCGTCCAGACACATACAGGATATGGCAAAACTCATGCGCGAGATCGAAGAGTCACTGAAAACGAACTTTGACCCTGTCCCAGTAAAAAGGAGTAATGTCTGACATCACCATGCTCGTGGGCGGTGTCTCGCTATTTCTCGGCGTCTGTTGCTGTCTGGGTGTAGCCGCATGCTTACAAGACGCAACCGCAGTGACCATTCAGGTCACTCGCAATCCAGTTCAATCAGCCCCCGACGATGCACCCGAAGACCCAGTAGACTTCAACTCGAAGCCGAAGTCGTCGGCTACGAGCTTAGGTTCGTGACGACGCACAATCTCACGCATCACCTCCTTCCCACGGTCGCCCAGGATCTCTGTCAGGTAGAGCTCCAAATCCTTCTTTGACAGCGTCCAACCCCTTTTCCACTTGGATGGACGCTTGACGTTGAACATCAAATCGGACTCACGCAGGTGAATCTGGTCAGGCAGCTCTGTATGCGCATACAAGGCTGCAAGATCCAGCTCGACCGTACGACGGGAATCGCGCAGTTCCGCTACCTGGGTGTTCAGCTCGGAGATGTTCTTGTTGACGCGAATGTACTTGGAGAGAATCTGTTTGAGGGCGTCCATGCTTTACAAAGTGACAGTATAGAAAGTATCCGTTTTAAGCAAGAGCTATGTTCCTCTTCGATGAAAACGAGGTCGAACGGTTGCGAACCGTATGGAACAAGGAGAATCCAAGTCACCCACCCATTCAACCAGGTAACCGAAAAGCTGTGTGGGGAGAACTCTTGAAACGGTTCCGCGACACGTGTTCGAACGGAAAGCCCGAGTGCATTGTGAATTCGATGATGAAACGCCGTCGGGCGCCGGCGGAGTGGAATAACAATCGTTCAGAATGGTTATCCTCGGACGACATTGATCACGTTGAGCATGAGTTCGAGCGAGTCGTTGAGGACTACCACTTCGTTGGATGTGTACCGATTGACTTTGATTTGAAGTCCGAATCGTCCAAGTGTATCGTGTCGACACTGTGCTCGATGAAGTTGGAACCGCTGTTCAAGAAGGGAAAGCACCGTATCGGTATCGTCTTCAATACCGACGTCCACGACGGACCGGGACAGCATTGGATTGCGACGTTTCTCGACATCCGTCCAGAGTTACAGTATCCTCGTATGACGTACTTTGACTCCTATGCTCGCAAACCGGAGAAGGAGATTCAGCGTCTCATGTTCCGGTGGAAGGAACAGTGGGATGCGCACGGTGGACCACCGATGGCGCTGACGTACAATACGACACATCATCAGTTCAAGGAGTCGGAATGTGGTATGTATTGCCTGTACTTCCACTACGCATGTTTGCTGGGTGTCCAGATGAGTAAACGCATTCGAGACGATGAGGTGAATGCGATACGGAACATATGGTGGATATTCTCTAAAAGGTAAGAGCAATGGAAACACTCGTCGCGTTCGGTTCCCTTGCAGCCGCTGGATATCTTCTCGCAACAGCGGACGCTCCCGTCACGCATGAGCACGTGGACGGTACCTTAGTTGACTTCACGGTACAAGGGTGTACAGATGACGTAGCTCTCGCAGTGAAAAACGGCTATCGACTGATTGAGCTCCACGTCTATGCAGACGAACAGGACCAACCGATCGTGAAGAACGTTTCCTTCGAGTCGTGCTGTATCGATATTGTGAACGACGCATTCCCTTCGGACACTCCGCTGATTCTATCGATTGTCCCGCATACCGAGTCGAGCTTCACGTTGAACCGTATCGCATACCATATCAAAACGACAGTTCGCAAGCATCTCGTGCAGGGTAGCGTTCATGGCAAGACGCTTGGCGAATTAGCCAACCGGATCGTCATCGTATCGGGAAGCGAAGTGCGAGGTACCGAGCTCGAACCGCTCATCAATCTGTCGTGGAATGATAGTCATCTGCGCCGACTCTCGTACCAACAGGCGGCTCATCCCCGCGACCCGGCTGAGTTACGAGGGTTTGCTGCGAAGAACATTGTCATCGTCGCACCGGACCAAGCGTTTGCGCGTTTCAAAATCATGGACGACGTGTACGCATACGGATGCCAGTGGAACCTCTGCCCGACTCCACAGAGTCGTCCTGGATTCATTTCGCGCGGTTAAACAAAAATGGACGAAACAGGACAAGCAGGTGGACGTTCTTGGATTGCTCACGTAATGAAGACGCGCGCGGAGATGATTCGTCGCGGAACGATGAAGCAGGGCGACAACTTGCGCAAGGCGATGACGCAAGCCTCGAAGACCTTCAAGCGCAAGGTGAAGTCGATGGGAAAGCGCGGCGGGACGCGCCGGCGCGGCGGCAAGCACCACCGCAAGCACTAAACAAGTGCTGACCGTATAACGAACAACGTAAGTAACACCATTCCAATCAGATACACTCGCATACATAGCGGAGTCGCTTCGTCTCCCTGTTTACGTGAGTAGACCTCCAACAGCGATCCGTCGAGTACGCTTATGGTCACGTCGTTTCGTGAAGTTCCCGTCACCCAATCGGCGACAGGTCTTTCCATGGTACGTTGATTTAGAACACCCGCTCTTGTAGTAAGCCACATGGTGCGCATATCCCTTGAAGGTACGAATCGGTGACCGTGTTTTTGCGGACAGAGCTCGCAGAAGTCCGTACATCCAGTGAAGGTATCCCATTCTCGATTCGAGGATGAGCGGATGACGGTCGAGGTATGCTACATAGACCTTTCGGAGTTCGGGGAATGGATAGGATGTTCGTAATGCGCGAAGAAAGGTTTGTTGTGCGTTCACTTGGTCATAGTCCGGCGCGTCTGGGTAATTGTACGCAATCGAGAACAGAAAGTCGCGCCCAGGTACCGCACGTGGTTTCGACTTCAACATACGCGAGTACTTTGCATGAACGTCGTCATACGTCGGGTCCGGGTCAGGTAGGATGACTTCGGAATCCGTCTTGGCTTGGGTGGTTAACTTATGGTTGACCTTGCGGTGAATCTCGTAGACCCATCGTCCAGTGTCGCCATGCGGAGTCAATGGGGTTTCGTGCATGAACTTCGCGGTACTCTCGCGACAGAACTTGCACGGCAAAATGCGAGCCATCCCTGCGAGAACTGGACGTGGAGACGGTGACCCTTCGCCCACGAGATGAAATAACTGCCATGCACTCCCGCCCCAATACCGGGTATCCATTGTATTCAACGTATATCTTTCTCGGCTAGCCACGCAGCAATCTGAATCGTCATGGCTGCGTCAAACACTGGATTATGCGCCTTGCCGACAGGGAAGGCTTTCTTCAATCCGGCGTCGAGCTCCTTAGCGATACATGCGTACGTCCCTTCCAGCTTCGCAGTTCCGCACCGTTTGCTGAAGGCTGGATTATGACGAGCAATGTCGACGATACGAAGAGGTGGACGGTAGTGAGTCGTTGCGGATTTCAAGGCTTTCAGATCCATGTCACCCTTGACAATGACCGCAGAGTGAGGTAACAGTTTCACGAACTCATTCAGCCACGATACGGGTTTCAAATGGGGTTTGACCAGCTTGTCGGCAAAGTACTCGCGCACACTATCATTGTTACCCAAGAACTGAGGTGCAGTGCGCTCTGTCTCCTCTAAGATATCCAGAATGTCAGCGGTCCGAGGCGTTACGGTCGAGAACCTGGACGAGACGCGATTCAACTGTCCGGGCGGAGGAGGCAGAACCGCGAAGAATGACGTTGACGACCATCCGTCGCCCGCTCGTGTCAGGTGGTACCCACCCACCTCGCGTGGGAGGAACGTCTTTCCTTTATGCCAGAACTCGCAGTCGAACGCGACAATCGAGGTGGCATTTCCAGCCAACAGGTCCAGTCCGGCATTGCGGATCCTCATTATGACGTTGTCTGAAAAACATTCTGGGTAACTCAATAAATGCTGGATACGAAGGACATCATCATTCTCACTGCGGCGTTTTATCTCGGAAGTGTCGTCGCAGCGTTCTTCAAGTCGCTGAACGACGGTATCCTCGTGCCGCTGCTGGCGCCGGCGGCGTCGGCGGGCAAGGGTGTCACGTCCCTCACGGTCAAGGTCGGCTCGGCGGACCTCAAGGTGGGTCAGGTCATCGGTGACCTCGTCAATCTGATCGTCTCGTTCGTACTGGTCGTCTTCACCATTGGCATGCTGCGTACGTATGTGCTGAGCAAGATCGGCGCTAGCCGGCATGCACAGTAAAAAACCTACCAAATAAATAAGATGGTTACGTTGCTCCAATGGGCAATCAACGACACGGGTAGTCTATATAACTATGGACGGGACGGAGTTGGTGGCGTATGGAATAGTTTGATTGGCGGCATCGGATATGTCGCAAATCAATTCATACGGGGAGTAGGAGGAGTGGCTAACGATGCACTTGACGCCGCTGGTGTTCATTACGTGCCAAAGGGCGGAAGTCGCAAGACCCGTCGCCGCCAACGCAAATAACCTCATAGATAGAGTAAATGGACGCACTCTTTGGAGGGATAAAGACCGCATTTGACGATTTCGGCAGGACTGTTCGGAGTGCAGGAGAAGCCGATGTATCCGCTGGAAACGGACTGTGGGGTACAATTGCAAATGGCTGGAAGTCGGTGTTTGGTGGGCAAACTGGAGGCGGGCGCCGTCATCGCACCGGGCGCCACCGTCGTCGTCACCACCACCAGACTAAGCGTCGCCACACCTGATACCCGTCCAGCGATTCCCGGGTCCAGCCTTTCCACACGTAGCCTCGACCTGCTTCTTCAAGTCCGCGGTCGTTGCCTTACTGGTCGGATCATTCGTACGCTTCCACTCAACGAACTCCTTTGACACATCCGTCCAGCGCATCACGGAGACTTCACCGCTCTCCGACGTATCCACCTTATGAATCTTCTCACGGATGAACTTGGCGATCACGTCACTGTCATCCTTGTACTCGCTCGTGTACTCCATCACCTTCTCCGGCGGAACCAGCTTGCGATACCCCTTGCCCTTCGTGTACAGAAACACCAGGTACGCCAGGAACGCCTCTGCCCACTCCTTGCTCTGCGACTTCTGGACGAAGGATTCGTCAATCGGCTTCTCATTCGGCAGCCGCGGGTCGGCTACGAACTTGCTCACGAAGTTCACAACCACCAGACGGCGCCACGTACCTCCGTCCTGCGTATTGATCTTCGGCTTCTCGTTACACGCGAGATTGAAACGGGCTTGGAGGTCAAAGTCGAGCATCTGCTTCGAACCCGCATACAAATCGCGCGCCGTGATCTTCTCCGAAGACGCCAGCTCCTTCATCA